CAAGAGCGTGTTATCTATGACGTAGGGAATGGTTGGTATGTACGAGGCCGCATTGATGCGGTAATCGACAACACAGTGGTAGACGTTAAGAGTGTTACTAAGTTTTCAGAAGAAAAGTTTAAGAAAGGACTTGTTGACGACCCATTTGGATACTATCAACAACTAAACGGATATGCTGCTGCCCTTGATATGCCTACTGCTGGTTTTCTTACTATCCAAAAAGAACTAGGGCATGTTAACTACTACCCTATAGAAGTTAATAAGGGATTGTTTGCACACCAAGCAGAGAGTGCAGTTGAGACAGTTACTAGTAACATTGATTCTATTCCTCGACTAGACCCAGTGGCACAAAGTAAGACAAGTAAGAACAAGAAACTATGTACGTCATGTAGTTATTGTTCGTTTAAATCAGAGTGCTGGCCTGAGATGCGTACTTTCTTGTACTCGTCAGGGCCAGAATATTTAGTAGATGTGGTAGATGTACCACGAGTTATGGAGATTGTATGAGTATTTTTTCAAAAACTAAGAAGGCTAGTGTACGTAAATTCCTCGGTAACACTGCAAAATATGTGTCTTGGCAGACAGATGTAGATGGTGATTGTCGCCTAGCAATTCACGATGAACGATCTGTTGTCAACTTTCACGAGTGGATGCATACAGGCATGGACAAAGATTTAGAAGTGTTTGATAAGTCACTAGGAATTCTTGTAGATGAGATTAACGCTTTTCGTAAAGCAGTTAAAGCAATTAAAGGTGGTAAGTAATATGTCAACCTACACATTTCGACACGTAGTAGAGAATGAAGATTACCAAGAGTTTGATACTGTTGAGTATCCTAAAAATAAAGAAGTTTTAATTAACTTTGAGATTAGTGAAGGCACACGGTGGGATAACGTCATGCTTGAGTTTGCTAAATTCTTAGACATGGTAGGCTATGTTGGAGTTTATGAAAAAGTACAGACTCGCATTGACGAAGAGTGGAAGTTTTTTACAGAGGTTTCAGATGAAGATACTAGTAATTCCGGATTGTCAGATTAAGGAAGGAGTACCTACTGAACACTTGACATGGGCAGGGAAAGCTATTTGTGAGTACCTGCCTGATGTTGTTGTGAACATAGGAGACTTTGCAGACATGCCTAGTCTATCCACACATGACAAAGTAGGTAGTAAATACTTTGAAGGTCTACGGTATAAGAAAGACATTGATGTAGCAAAGAATGCTATGCAACAACTTCTATTGCCACTACGAGACATGCAAAGTAAGCAGAAAAAGAATAAGGAAAAGGTCTACAAGCCACGTATGGTGATGTTGATGGGCAACCATGAAAACCGCATTGAACGTGCTGTAAACAATAACCCTACTCTTGAAGGATTAATCTCTACTAAAGACTTATGTTACGAAGATGATTGGGAGGTACATAACTTTCTACATCCTGTATTCATTAACGGAGTTGGGTTTAATCATTACTGGCCTGTAGGTGCTATGGGACGACCTGCTAGTAGCCCTAATGCTATTATCACTAAGTTGCATATGTCATGTGTTGCTGGACACCAACAAGGTAAGCAAGTAGCCTATGGTAAACGTGCAGATGGTAAACCTATCTGTGCTATAATCGCAGGTAGTTATTACTTACATGACGAGAGTTACATGGATAAACTTAGCAATCGTCATTGGCGTGGATTACTAGTAATGAATGAAGTGGAAGATGGTCACTTTGATGAGATGTTCCTAAGCATCGAATACTTGGGAAGAAAATATGAACTATAATGATAAGCTATTTGCAGTAAAACAATTCATTGAGGAAAACTTTGATGACCCTGTTGAACTAACTATGGCACTAGGACTAACTGTAGAAGACTTTATTAGACTACTACCTGACGTTTTAGTTTCTAACTATAGTATTTTTTATCCTACACATGACTACACAGAAGAAGACACGATTGAAATCAACGAAGACGACCTTGGAGTTGGAGAAGATTGGGAAGACACGTAAGCGTGAAGTAATTAACACTGAGCAAAAACGTGACTGGGAAACGCAGGTAAAAGACTTTAAAAAGCAACGAGAGGAATAGCATGAACGAAGTCATTGAGAAATGCAAAGCAGCCTTGGCACAGCCAGCAAAACGCCCTTGGGTAGGGCTGACTACGGAGCAAATATATAACGAGGTAATTTCTAAAGAGCTAGATTTTGTACAGGGATTTGCTCAAGGCGCAGGATGGGCAGAAGCCACACTCAAGGAGCAGAACACATGATTAAAGTAGGAGAAAGAACATGGCTAGTTGGCTTATAGCAGTTGTTGGTGTAGTATATTCTGTAGTGGCTATTAACTTACTAGTAACAGGTAAGGTTGGATTAGGAATAGCATTTATAGGATATGCTATAGGTAACATTGGTTTATTTATGGAAGCTAGGTTGTGAGAAACAGTGGTGAGTGGACAGAGGGACGATACCGTAGCTTCATTACTAGTACTCTGCGTGGTGGTATGCGTAGGTGGCCTCCTAAATGGGAAACATTAAAGGATGCATTTGCTGGCAAGAAAGTTAATAAGAAGACAGGTAAGCAAGCTATGCACTACACATGTGCTTGTTGTAATAAGCAGTATGTAGCTAAAGATGTACAGGTAGATCACGTTAATCCAGTAGTGGATACTAGTACAGGGTTTGTATCATGGGATGTGTACATTGACAGATTATTCTGTGAGAAAGAAAACTTACAAATACTATGTTCAGCATGTCATAAAGAAAAAACAGGAAAGGAAAAGACAGATGCAAAACGAGGAAGAAGCGTGGTTACACCACATAATAAAACAGTTTGACGAAGTAGTGTGTACACATAAGTATGGCCCTTTGTTCTATGCGTTACTAAGTGAAGATGCTAAACTTATTCTAAACAACATGTACACTTTAGAGCAACGTAAACAGGAGATTAAAATTGACTATTGCGTTTAGATTTATTACAGGTATTATATTCGGACTAGAATTTAATCCTGCTCCCGGAGTTTACGTGTGCCTTTACTTAGGTATTATTGAACTTGCTTTTTATGACGAAACAAAGGTAGACGACTAATGGATAGTTACTCAACATTTATTGCTAAGAGCCGTTACTCACGTTACTTGGATGACAAGAAGCGGCGTGAACACTGGCCTGAAACTGTAGACCGCTACATGAACTTTATGCATAATCACTTAGACAAGACTATGCACTATCACATGAGCCAAGAATTGTTTGACGAGTTACGTATGGCAATTCTCAACCATGAAATTATGCCTTCAATGAGGGCAGTGATGACAGCAGGAGAGGCACTTGAGCGAGACAATACAGCAGGATATAACTGCTCCTACCTCCCTGTAGATGATGTTAAATCTTTTGACGAAGCCATGTACATTCTGTTATGTGGCACTGGTGTTGGTTTTTCTGTAGAAAGTAAATATGTTAGCAAATTACCTGAAGTACCTGCAAAGTTGTTTAATAGTGACACTACAATTGTGGTATCAGACAGCAAAGCAGGTTGGGCAAAGTCTTTACGACAAATCATTGCACTACTATACAGTGGTGAAATCCCGAAGTGGAATGTAGACAAGGTACGTCCCGCAGGAGCACGGCTTAAAGTGTTTGGTGGTAGAGCATCAGGGCCTGAGCCACTGGTTAGTTTGTTTAAGTTTGTTATTAGTAAGTTTCAAGGTGCAGCAGGACGTAAGTTAAACAGTCTTGAGTGCCATGACATTATGTGTAAGATTGGTGAAGTAGTTGTAGTAGGTGGTGTACGCCGTTCTGCTATGATTAGTTTATCGGATTTATCTGATGATAGGATGCGTCATGCCAAGAGTGGAAACTGGTGGGAACGTGAAGGGCAACGAGCACTTGCGAACAATAGCGCAAGCTATAATGAGCGACCCACAGTTGGGGAATTTATGTCAGAGTGGTTGGCATTGTATCAGTCTCACAGTGGAGAGAGAGGAATCTTCTCACGAGAGGCGGCTAAACGTACAGTTGAAAAGAACGGAAGACGAGATGGCAACTATGACTTTGGTACTAACCCATGTTCCGAAATCATTCTCCGACCATATCAGTTTTGTAACCTTACAGAAGTGGTTGCCAGAGACACAGACACTGAACTTAGTTTACAAAGAAAGGTGCGACTTGCCACTATCCTTGGAACTTTCCAGTCTACTCTCACAGACTTCCCCTACTTACGTAAAATTTGGCAGAACAATACAGAGGCTGAACGATTACTTGGAGTATCCATCACAGGAATCTTAGACTGTGCATACCTTAACAATGCTATCGAAGGTCTGTCATCAAGGCTAGAGATGCTGCGTAATGAAGCTATTACTAGTAACAAAGAGTTTGCTGATGCTTTAGGTATTCCTCAATCTGCGGCAATCACTTGTGTTAAACCTTCAGGAACTGTATCCCAACTTGTAGATAGTGCTAGTGGTATTCATGCTCGACATAGCCAATACTATATTCGCCGTGTACGTAATGATAACAAAGACCCAATTACACAATTCTTGAAAGACCAAGGTGTTCCAGCAGAGGCAGATGTAACTAAACCTTTAGATACAACTATCTTTAGCTTCCCTATGCAAGCACCTAGTGGTTGTATTACACGAGATGAGTTAGATAGTTTTACACACTTAAAGTTGTGGTTAACCTACCAACGCCATTGGTGTGAGCATAAGCCTTCAGTAACTGTGTACGTTAAGGAAGAAGACTGGCCGGAAGTTGGTTCATGGGTGTGGAAACACTTTGACGAGATTAGTGGCATTTCATTCCTACCGTGGGATGGTGGTACATATCGACAAGCACCTTACGAGGAAATTGATAAAGAAACATACGACAAACTTGTTACTAGTATGCCTTCCACTATTAANTGGGAAGACTTTATCGAGATTACCGATAANGTAGAGGGAGCGCAGCAACTTGCGTGTGTTTCAGGTGTCTGTGAAATCTGACTCTGAGATCATTGCAGAGGCACTAGGAGGTAGTGAGAAAGCGTATGCTGAACTAGTGTCTCTGTATCATAACCGTATCTATAGGTTTCTACGCCGTAGAGTTAATGACGATGCTCAGGCAGAGGAAATTACTCAGGATGTATTCATGGATGCGTTTAGAACACTACACCTGTTTAGAGGCGATAGTAAGCTATATACATGGTTGTGTACCATAGCGATAAGAAAGGCTCTTAGAAGGCCGTTTAATAGCCTTAAAACGGATGCTGACATGGTAGACACAGTTACTCCTGAATCAATACTTTGTTCTAAGCAAAGTTTAGAGGCAGTTACTTCAATATGCAATATGTTGCCTGTTAAGGAGCGTAAGGCACTATTATTGAAGGAGTATGAGGGGTTGCGCTATAATGAGATAGCTGGTATACTTAACTGTTCACCAATGTACGCTAAGAAACTTGTGTGGAAAGCTAAACAAACCATTAGAAAGGAAGTAAATGACAAACGATGATAGTTACGCAATGCTGAATGCACTACGTAAGCATTTAAATCTAAAAGTGTACAAGACAGATAAGACACTTGAAATTGTGTTGACGTTTAAAACAAATGATGGTAAAGTCCACCAAGTATGTAACAGTTATAAGGAGAATCTAAATGCAGCTAACAGTAATTAAAGAGAATGAAGATGGTAGTGTAGATGTTCAGGTAGATGGATTAGAACCTGAACTACATCAACTTATCCTTCAAACAGGACTACTTAAACTTCTAAAGGATGCGTTAGATAAGGCAGAAGCAGATAATGCTATCCCTGCATTGTTTAAAAAGCCAGCATGAAGTACGAAGAAGTAATGGCTGCTCAGTATGGTGGAAATCACTACAAAGATCGTAAGATTCAACCGTGGGAGATTTGGGCAGCGTATGATATGGATGGGTGGGAAGCTAGTGCTACTAAGTATTTATTGCGATATAAGTACAAAGGTCAAGCACTAGAGGATTTATATAAACTTAAACACAATGTCGAGTATTTAATTGCTCGTGAAGAAAGGAAAGAAAATGTACAAACTCAAGTCAGTAAAGGGCAGTCTGCCAAAGTCTTTGAGGCATCAATACTTCAGTTACGACCAAGCACGGTCAGCACTGCGGAAGCATGTACGGAAACAAGCGTCTCTCAAAAGTGGAGAGCACTTAACNATTACGATGATGCGCCTCTTGGGATTTGATGTATACAAAGTTAATTACTAGTAACAAAAAGGGGAGCTAAATGCTCCCTTTTTTATTTACCTTGTTTGTAAAACTCTTTTATTTTATTTAGATAACCAGCAGTTTCTGCATTAGAAGGCATCTTACCTTTTAATACTTGTTTAGCCACAGTAGGCCCACCATTGTAGTCTGCAAACGCAGCAGCTACATTACCTTTATACTGATTAGTTAATGTATATTTTAAATACTTAGCAGCAGCATCTAAAGATTCAACAGGGTCTAGATGGTTATGTTTGAACATACC